CTACGTGAAGGAGCACAGCTGCTTCGACCCGGCGTTCAAGCGTCGCATCCTCCCGAACTCGGCTCTTGCGAAGCTGCTGCGTGTGTCGGACAAGGATGAGGTGACGTACCTGAACCTCCAGTCGTTCCTGAAGGTTCACTTCATCAAGCCGAAGGCGTAAAGAGGAGTCTTTCCAACGACGTAAGTATTTTCTGGATGAAATATAAAATGCCCGACCCGATGCGCGATCCTTCTAGGCCCTCGGGGATGACTCGTTCGCAAACTGCTCGTTACCACGGGCGCCAGGGCCATTTAATGCTGCCCCCCAACTGGGAGAGCCAGACGCGCAAGTACAATGCGTATAGGCGCAAGTCGAAGGCTCACGGAAAGACCGGCGGTCGCCGTCCCCGCAAGACCCGCCGCCACACTCGTCGCCGATAGACTCCTCACTCCGTCGCCGTTAAACAGATGTCGTGATCAGCTCGTGCGGCATCTCCATATAAAGAACCGTGCTGAAAAAGGGTGACAGACGCTCATCTAATACTAATGCACGCTGCTTATCGTTCTCAGTCAACGTTTTCGTCAATCGGCGAAGAACCAAACTCCGATCGACCGATGAGTCGACCTTAATTTTACATTTCCCCGCTTTCCATCCACACAAGGATGACGTAGTACATGCGTCCTTTTGTTGAAACTGTCCGCAGGGTGTCCGCACTTTGTTCACGAATGCACGTGGACCCTGAGTGGCATCCCAGTGGGCTTCCTTTTTGAGCCAGGCATCGAGTTGCTTGTAGAGTGTCTTTCCACGAGTCGCAATCGCTTCACGAAGAGTTGCATGTTCCTCTTTTTGAATGTCCTTTGACAGAGTGAATAACAAGAACTCGAAGACCTCTGCTGAATACGATATCGAATCCGCAACGAGTTCATCTTCCTTATTCGGTCCACCTTCTGTCAGAAGTCCCTCTGGGTGACGCGACATCGTGGACAGAACCTCCTTCGGATCACCTGGCGTAGACTCCTCTGGCTGAAACGGTGCACGGAACTCAGATGCGAGCAATGACTCTACGAACCGACCCGTAGAGTCTTTCAGATCTTCCACCCACTTGAATCCCTTGTGAGTTGTCGCATCTAAGAAGCTGCGAAGGGCCTGGCGAGTCGGTAACTCTTCGGGCTTGATGTCTGAATATCCCGAGCGAACATGAACACCAGGCAACGATTCCATTGTCGCTGGCTGGATCGGCAGAATGACAACTCGTGGCACAAACACCGCCTGAATTCGATCAAAGGGATCCATGATGACCTGGAAGTCGTGACCCTTACTACGCAATTCGTTGATCGCATCGGTGTACCGCGGACGATCTGACGCACATGCCTTTGCTTGCAGCGATGTGACAGTGGAGAGAACCTGTTTCGGGAACGGTGCTTCGCGTAAGTTGACAGAGTAGGTGTACTTTCCGAATCCCCTGCTCTTTTCCGTTGTACGTGCGACATGGGCTAAGATATCCTGATCAATCAACACAATCGTTCGCTCACGAGGCCACGCAGTATCTGACCAGAATCCGCAGGTGACAGAGTTCGAAGCTGTGTCGACGCGAATCACTTTGCATCCGAGAACAGAGGTCGTGTATTCAACTTCATCCAGCACGCTCAGTCGTCCTTCTGTGAACGCGTTCTGAATTCCAGACACAATGCGATCGAGCTGCGTCTCACCCTCACCCATCTCCGTCCATGTGCGTGCGAATGAACAGAGCAGCACATTCTTGCGTGCGTCTTTCGGATCAGGGACAGTCTTCGCATCTCCGAGGAAATGAGGTAACGTCTTTGAAGGGCGTCCGAGTCCGACACGGAAGAAATCAGCCTTTCCCGCATCCAGGCGGCTCTTCTTCACAGATGCATCGTACTTGATGGGAATACGAAGAGAAGCTGCGATCTTGTCGTTGATAAACCCCATACGCATCGACGGTGTCTTCGCGGAACTCAGAATGTATGAATCATCCGACTTCTCATCCTTCGGTACAAGAACCTCGGACCGCTCCTCCTTGTAGCAGCAGGGAATACGCTTGTCCTTGATTGTTCGAATGTAACCTGGGAACACCGACTCCTGATCACGCTTGATCACGGAGAACTCTGAGATATCCTCATCTTTGCCAGAGCGAACCTTACCCCCACAAACTGGGCAGGCACCCTCAACGAGCTGTGTTTCGCGCAGAGGAATCTGATCCTTGATGCACCAGTATTGCGGGCAGACTGCGATACCTGCTGGGTTGTCGAGTTCCATGATCAGTGACTCATCTCGCTTCTGTTTCTTCTCGGAGAGAATGCGACCGTAGTTGCGTGGATTGTATTCGGGAGGAATGCGTGTCTCATCCTCAGGAGTCAGAACAACAACCTGCTTGTTCTTATCGCATTTGCTGGGATAGATTGTGCTGTCGAATGTCTCTGGGTCAAACTCTTGTAGACGTTTGTTGAAGTAGTTGTAGGTTGACTTTGACTTGTCCGTTACACGCACACGCTTCTTTGTTTCTTGCGGCTGTGCTACTGGTTCCGGTGGTGCGGGGGCTGCTTCATCACCTAATCCCAGATCGGCTAAGAAGTCATCGTCCACCTGAAACTCGCCCGAATACACTGTGACCTGCGGAACAACTGCGGTTGCCTCAACGGCTTCCATCCTCTTCGGACATACAGCTTCGACAGATGAATCCTCGGATGTCAGAACGTGACGCAGGATACTCGCATACTTGATCGCACGCTCCACATCTGTGATCGCGGAGAGAATGACCTCCTTGTTTGAGAAGCGAATGGTAGGGAACCCGCGTAACACACGTTCGAGATCGAGATCATCGCCTAGGTTTGCGAACTTTGTGAACAGTGCTTCTGCGTCGTCTGGTGTCATTCCGATGGTGGTCAAAGTTTCTACCGAAGGAGTCTCCGCATCTTGAAGGGCTTGAAACGCCTGAACTTCAAGGGGTGTGAAGTTCTCTGCGAGACGATCCGCACGAAGAAGGCGGAATGCATCATCCTGAGAGCTGAAGATTGACTGAATACACTGGAATCTACGCATGTCGAACTCCTTGATCTCCTTCGCATAGGTACCAAGCACGGACAGGTCCTGTAATTCCCATCGGGTGACTGCGAGATCAGCTGCCTCGACGAACGGTGTCACTGCGTCCATCGTCTTGATCCAGTCATATAGGCTCAGGCGAATGTCATCCAGTGATTCCTTTGTCTCCTTTCCACGCACGATCGTGAATTGAATGTCGCGTGGTGTGATCGCAATACGATCGAAGGATGTGCGTGAAGTTCCGCGATAGAAGAGGAGAGTAGGAAGACGACGCTGAGGAAGAGTTGTGGTTGTCCACGCTTTCCAGGTCGGGACATCAACAGACGGAACCTTGTTCGACGGATCAACAACATAGAACTTGTGACGTGTCTTCTCCTGCTTTGAAGTGAAAAAGCCCACATACGGTGTCTTCTTCGAAAGAGTCATACCGTAGAAGATCTGCTCAAACCTAGCACGGGGAGCAGTGAACTCAGTCTCAACGAGCGGGACGTACCACTTCGCACGCAAGATCGCTGGATGCTTCGGTTCAGGGACATCGAGTGCTAGAAGTTTCGTGAGCTGATCCGCATTCGATCGCAGTGACCGAACAGCTGACTCAGTAAGGCGGTTAGGCGTTGTGTCTGTGAACATGGGAAAGTATACGCGACGCACAAGTTGTGATGCCTCCTTGATCTCCGTTGCACGGAACGAAACGACGTCGTCGTACAGAGTCTCAAAGAGTAACTGCAAGTTGCCAATCGGAATGCGAGAGGATTGAAGGTTCAGATCCTTCGGAGGGAGAGGAAGACAGAAGGATTTGTCACCAGGAACACCAAAGACTCGCCATTCCGAGAATCCTGCCCCCGGGCTGTACAGATCTTTCAGTGATTCGGGCTTTGAGTTCCAATCTTCGCGTGACCAGACCCTCTCCTTCACTCCGGTTCCTACGCGAAGTGTCTCGACATACGACTTGAACAGATCAAGATCGAGACGCACTCCGTCAAGGGACATGCGAAGAAACAATGCGTCCCAGTGGCGAGGGTCTTCGTAATGTTCTTCGGGTAACTGAACTTGCACTTCGATGAACAGCCGATCCGGATGGCTGTTCGTGACGACAGCAATATGCTGTCTGACAGTTTCTAGGGTATCATCCTCAAAGAATGATATGGAAGATCCTGTTGCTGCGACGGGGACCGTCTTCATTACTGGTTAAGAGTATTACTTTTCGCCGTGTTTGTTCTTTCTCTTCTGGGCATTGATTCGCTCGCGATTCTTGTCTCGATACTCCTTCGTCTTCATTCTAACTGCTTCGGGGTCAGCAGCACGTCTTGCCCGCTTCTCCGCACATAGCCTCTCCTTGTTCTGTTGATAGAACTCCCTACGCTGTGCTTTGATTGTATCGGCATTTTTGGCAATATATTCATCATGTTTTGCCTGTATTTTTTCTTTGTTCTTTTCGTAGTATTCCTTATGTTTCTCCGCAACAGCTTCTTTATGCTTTTCTACATAGTCGCGATTGCGTTCTAGAATAGTCTGTTTATTGGTCTCGTAATACGTCACGACCCGCTGTTGTTTCTGGTCATCGGATGCATACGCGGGTAACGTATTCAGACACAATGGATCATCCTTTGATGCCGAAATGTACTCGTTCTCTTTCATACGTATCTCCGTTCGATTCGCACACGAGAATGCTTCAACCAGTTCGATTTTGACCTTATCCCATCCTATTGAATTTATATGTGTATAGAGTCGGGATGTCATTGTCTTGGAAGAATCTTTATGACCCCAGTACCTCGACTTTAATTGTGCAATGGTGGACCCATAGTAATAATGTCCGTCATCGCATAAAAGTTTGTATATTTTGGAATGTTCGTATCCCATTTATTTAGTTGGTCCGAAAATATGTAAATGTTTATAGCGGAGAATCTGAAATAATCATACCACAATATGGCGTCGGCTGACGTGAATAGTTGACAGGTGTATAGATTCCGATCTTGACTGCATCGTGAAGGATGCGACGGAAGTTCTCCCAGAATTCAGGTGTGTGACCAATCGTCTCAGTCATTAAGTGCGACATCTCGTGGAGCATCACAAACATGACTGTGTTGATTTCGACGAGCGGATAGGGTGGCTTCGTCTTGTCGCGAAGGCAGACAACGATTCGCTGTCCCTTGTTCTCTGAATACGATGTGTCGCCCGACCGAATGTCATTCTCGGAGAAGACGTCGGGTTGAAAGCGGGCAACAAACCGTGAGACGGGTGGGTCGTTCATCAATGCGGGTTCTGCTGCGTAGTAATCGCGTAACTTCGTGAGGTTCGCCCTGATCTTTGCCATCAGCTTGACAGCATTCTCCTTATCCGGTAGATTCTGAATGTCATATTCATGACCGTCTGGACCCATCATCCGAACTGTATTGGTGGGTCCCATGAATTGAGAAACAATCGCGACACCGACGACAGCCGCGGCAACCGACAACATTATGTATCACTGGGAAGTTTAACCAGAGAGACCATCGAGGGCCCGGTTCGCACGGAAAGGGTCCGGGTCGATCGTCGTCTGGAGGAACGGGCCGACCTTCGACTGCGGGTTCGGCTGCTCCGAGCGGATGTCATACGTCGGGTTCCGGTTCGTCTGCGAGATACCGATGATGTTGATGTTCGCGTGGTAACCCGCCTGGAGGAAGTTCTGGCCATCCAGGTCGCTCTTGCCAACCGGGTTCACTGCCGCCCACGACGCACCCATCTCGCCCTTCGGGAGCAGCTCGCTCGACGAGAGGACGTTCTGGGTGTACGTCTGCTGCGACGCCGGCGTGCGGCCCTGCATGTCATCGACAGCCAGGGCATTGCCGCCCAGCGACGACGTGCCAACCGAGTACGGACCCTGTCCGCTCATGGGAGCCGAGCTGCCCGAGCCACCGAGCTCCATCTCCAGCTTCTCAGACACGGCTGACTTGCTGCCTGAGTACGATGAAAAAAGGGAATACACAACAACCACACCCACGAGGACCATTCCGAGGCGAACCACTTTTTGAGAGGAGAGCTTCATACTTTATTCATGTCGTCAGACAAATTATCAGGCGGAAACAGGATAGCGACCAATTGCTCCCTTC